TGAAAACCTTCGGCTATACACCGGACGATGCAACCTATCAGGACGCGCTTCTCGCCGGTATTATGCTGGAGGCTATGAAAGGCGACGTCAGGGCGGCGGAGTTCATCCGAGACACCGCCGGGGAAAGTCCTGCCTTGGATATTCGAAAGGCCGAATTGAAGATGCGCCAGGAAGAATTGAAATTCAAGCAGGAACAGTCCTCCGGGGCCGCCGCCCCTGGTGCCGTGAATAACCTGTTGGAAGCCATCATGCAGACGGGGGAGATTGACACGGATGATTTACCGGAGATTGAGTAAGCGGCAAAAGTTAGCTATGCTCTGGTGGCAGCAGCCCCGCTTCCGTGGCCGGGACGTCCTTCTGTGTGATGGCTCCATCAGATCCGGTAAAACGGTGTGCATGACCGTCGGGTTCATCCTCTGGAGCATGGCGACTTTCAACGGGGAGCGGTTCGCGCTGTGCGGCAAGACCATCGAGAGCCTGCGGCGCAATGTGGTTCTGAACCTCCGGGATTGGGTGCCGCCGGAGCTGACTATCGTGGAGCGCCGGTCAGAAAACAAGCTGATTATTTCAGACGGCCTGGGGCGGGAGAACACCTACTTCCTGTTCGGCGGCCGGGACGAGAGCTCCTATATGCTGATCCAGGGCATTACCCTGGCCGGGGCCCTGCTGGACGAGGTGGTGCTCATGCCCCGGTCCTTCGTGGAACAGGCCCTTGCCCGGTGCTCCATCAAGGGGAGCAAGATATGGTTCAACTGCAACCCGGAAGGCCCCGAACACTGGTTTTATAAAAACTGGATCGAGGGCGATAACCCGAAGAAAATGAACGCGCTTCACCTTCACTTCACTATGGACGATAACCCGGCGCTGGCCCCGGAGGTCCGGGCCCGCTATGAGCGGCAGTTTTCCGGGGTATTCTACGACCGCTATATCCTGGGGCTGTGGGTGGTGGCCGAGGGGCTGATCTACACCATGTTCAACCGGGATTTTCATGTGGTGCCGGATAAGCCCCGGCCATACGAGCGGTATTATATCTCCGTGGACTACGGCACCGCCAACCCCACCAGCATGGGGCTTTGGGGCAAGGCCCAGGGGAAATGGTATCGCATTCGGGAGTACTACTACGACAGCCGGAAGGTGGGCCGCCAGCTGACGGACGAGGAATACTACGCCGAGCTGGAGAAGCTGGCCGGGGACCTGTCAATCCGGGCGGTCATCGTGGACCCGTCAGCTGCCAGCTTCATAGAGGCCATCCGGCGGCACGGCCGGTTCTATGCGGAGAAAGCATCTAACTCTGTCCTGGATGGTATTCGCAACGTCGCCACCAGGCTTAAAACGGGGGAGATTTTCTTCTGCGAGGGCTGCCGGGACTGTATCCGGGAGTTCCAGCTCTACCGCTGGGACGAAAAGGCGGGCTTTGACCGACCCATCAAAGAAAACGACCACGCTATGGACGATGTGCGCTACTTCGTCCACAAGGTATTCGGGCCTGATATTTTCAGTATCGGCCCCACTGCGTGAGGTGCTTTATGTTTGAGCAGCGATATGTCTTAGATAAAATCGAACAATGGGCCGAGCGACTACCATACCGCACCCTGCGGATTGAAGTGGAGCTTCCTGGGCAGACCCTCACGCTAGAGAAAAGCAAGGCCCTGCCCATCGGTTTTTCTGCGGCTGTAGAGACACAAGGGAAAGGGGGGAAAGAGAAATGGTGAACTTCAATCTGCGGGGTGACTGCATTGGACGCACGGATACGGACTTCCGTCGGGGTATGACGGATAAGCGTTTTCTGGAGCTGGAGATCACGGCGTGGCTCCGCTCCCCGGAACGGAAGCGCCAGCTTGCGGGAGAGATGTACTATGATAACCAGCAGGACATCCTCGCAAAGCGGCGGATGGCCATAGATGACAACGGCGATCCCATTGAAGTCCGGCACCTGCCTAATAATCGGCTCATTAGCAATCAATATGCGAAGATGGTAGACCAGAAGACAAACTATTCTTTCGGGCGGCCCTTTTCATTTGACACGGAGGATAAGGGCTATGCGGAGGCGCTTTCCCAGGTATTTGGCTCCCGTTTCCGACGGGTAATGCGAAATCTGGGCGAAGGAGCCTGGATTGGGGGCAAAAGCTGGCTCTACCTGTATTATGATGCTGGAGAACTGGTGTTTAAGCGACTCCCGGCTGACGAAGTGCTTCCTTTCTGGGCTGACGCAGATCATACCATCTTGGATGCCGCTGTCCACGTGTACGCGGTAGAGGAATACGATGAATCCGAAATCCCGAAAGCCGTGATAAAAGTAGAGGTGCTGCATGGTGGCGGGGTGGATTGTTTCATCCGGCACGATGACGGGACCTTGGAGCCTGATAGCAGTGCTAGGTCCGGGGACTATATCACGGCCCCAGACCCGAAAACCGGGGAACAGCGTGGATATAACTGGAAACGGATACCTCTGATTTGCTTTAAGTCCTCTCACCACGAAATCCCGTTGCTATCCAAAGTGAAGTGTCTCCAGGATGCCTATAATCAGATTTTATCGGCCTTTGCTGACCGTATGGAGGAGGACATCCACAATACCGTCATCGTTATCAAAAATTATGACGGGGAGGATTTGGGCCGCCTCCGCCGAAATCTGGCAACCTATGGCATCATCAAAGTCCGGTCTTATGAGGGCTCCGAGGGTGGGGCAAGCACTCTGGAAATTGAGGTCAACGCTGAGAATTTCAAAGTGATTCTCGCGCTGTTAAAGGATGCTATCATTGAAAACGCCAGGGGCTACGACGCCAAGGACGAGCGTATGGGCGGAAACCCCAATCAGATGAATATCCAGTCCATGTACTCGGACATTGATTTGGACGCCAACGGCATCGAAATCGAGTTTCAGGCCGCCATGGAGGAGTTGCTCTGGTTTGTCAACCAGCACCTCGCCAACACCGGAAAGGGAAATTTCGAGGGAGAAGAAGTTAAGGTTATCTTTGACCGGGACGTGCTTATCAACGAAACCGAGGCCATCAACAACTGCAAGAACTCCGTGGGTATTTTGTCCAATGAAACTATCGTGAAGAACCATCCGTGGATCTCCGACCCGGAGCAAGAGCTGGAGCGCATCAAGAAAGAACAGAAGGAGGCCACGGAAGACCCATACCAAGCCGCCTTCATGGCAAACCGGAAAAAGGGCGGGGACCCCCAAGACGGCGTGACCGGCGGTGATGGCGATGGCGACGAATAAGCTGCCAGAGCGTAGTTCCGAGTATTGGGCTCGGCGGCTAAAGCTCATGGAGGACGCACTTCTAAATCAGTCCTACAGCTACATGGAAAACCTAGACGCTCAATTCCGGATAGCCCAGGCGGAAATTGAGCGGCAGGTGGCTGCCTGGTATCAGCGATTTGCGGACAATAACGAGATTACTCTGGCTGATGCCAAGCGGCTCTTGAACAGTGGTGAGTTGGAGGAATTTCGCTGGACGGTGGAGGAGTATATCAAGCACGGTGAGGAAAACGCCCTCACTGGGGCGTGGATGAAGGAGCTGGAAAACGCCAGCGCCAGAGTCCATATCTCCCGGCTGGATGCGCTCAAGCTCCAGTTGCAGCAACAAGCCGAGTTGCTGTACTCCAACCAGCTTGACACTCTGGATGCCGTTGCCCGGCGGGTCTACACCGGCGGCTACTACCACACGGCCTATGAAATCCAAAAGGGCCTCGGCGTAGGCTGGACAATGCAAGCCCTCGACGAGCGTACCGTTTCCAAGGTTCTCTCCCGACCGTGGACGGCTGACGGACAGACCTTCCGTGACCGCTGCTGGATGAATAAGCAGAGCTTGGTGTCCAGCGTCAATACCCAGCTTACTCAGATGATTATTCGGGGAGAGGGCCCAGATCGGGCCATCTCCGCAATCTCTAAGCAGTTCAATGTATCCCGCTCTAAAGCGGGCCGCCTGGTGATGACCGAGAGCGCGTATTTCTCCAGTGCCGGGCAAAAGGATTGCTTCAACGGCCTGGGGGTCAAGGAATATATGTTTGTGGCCTCCTTCGACCATGATACCTGTGAACTGTGCGCCTCCATGGACGGCAAGGTGTTCAAAATGTCTGAACACCAGGCGGGCTTGACAGCCCCGCCGCTGCATCCTTGGTGCCGGTGCTGCATCGCGCCGTATTTTGCGGATATGGTGGGCATCGGAGAACGGTGGGTGCGGAATGAGGATGGCACCACGGGGAAGATTCCCACGGGCATTACCTTCGATGAGTGGAAGAAAGGCCACGTGAAGACGGGGGTTGTGCGGACTGGGAAATCTGCTATAATGGACATAGTTGAAAAGGCTGTAGGGGCCGCTAAGGGCACATCTCTGGACATGAAGCCAGCCATTACCGGAGCAAATCCCAACTATTCCTCTGACCAGGGCTACCGAGTGAATTGCCAGAGGTGTGTGCAGACCTTCGAGTTGCGGCGGCGTGGGTATGACGTCATTGCCCGGCCGAAGCCGAAGAAGAACAACACAATTTTCTGGGGCTCCGAGTGTTTCGCAGATGCCGCCGGGCGGTCGGTATCGTACACTTTCAACCAGACGGAGGCCGCCGTTAAGCGGGAACTGGCCGCCGCTCCAGATGGGGCCCGGTATGGGATATACATCAAGTGGAAGGGACGCCCGCCCGCTGCACACGTATTTATTGCGGAGAAGTCCGGCGGGGTAGTCCATTACATGGACCCCCAGACCGGAAACATGGACGCCTCCGGTTACTTCGCTAGGGGCTCCAAGGGGAGATTTGGATTTTTCCGCATGGACGATAAGGCGCTGACGACGGATCAGGCTATCATAGCGGCCACTGTGGAGGTGAAGAAGCCGTGAGCGAAAAGGAAGCAAGAACCATTCTCCAGAGCTACCAAGAGGAGGATGGAGAGACTGGTGAGAGCTATCATTTGGAGGTCAAAGAGTGTATTTCCACGACCGGGGAACAGTACGTGTTCCTGTGCAGTGTGGAAGGCCAAGAGGCCGAGTATGCGGTCATGAAGGAAACCGGGGATGTTCTGGTGGTGCCGACGTGACCAGCTATAACCGAATCGTTGATGAAAGCATCGAGCTGAAAAGCCCGGTGCTTTTTTCATACAAAAAAATACCGCTGGCCCGGCGGACACAGCAGGGCGGCTGCCATACGGGGCCCGGTCAAAAGGACGGCAGCGGAAAGGAGCCAGTTATGAAATTGCAGTGGATTAAGGACATCCTGGGAGACGTCTACACGGAGGACATAGACGCCAAGGTGTGCACGGCTTTGGGGGAGCGGTTTGTGGCCCGCGCAGACTTCAACGACAAGACCGCCAAGCTCAAAGAGGCGGAGACACAAGTGAGCCAGCTTAACGCCACGATCAAGGACCGGGACAAGCAGCTGGAGCAGCTGAAGGAAGCCGCAGGTGACAACGCTGAGCTGAAGAAGCAGATCGATACCCTTACCCAGCAGAACAAGGATGCCAAGGCGGCCTATGAGAAGGAACTCGCTAGTGTACGTCTGGCCGCCGCTGTCGATGCGGAACTGACTGCTGCCGGTGCGCGAAACACAGTTGCCACCCGCGCTGTTCTGGAGGATTTCCTCAAGGACGCCAAAATCGTGGATGGCAAAGTGACAGCCAAGGTGGGTGAGGAAATGGTCACGCTGGCCGCCAAGGTGGAGGCGATGAAGAAGGACGATGCTACGGGCTTCCTCTTTGCTACCAAGGACGGCAAGTACAGCGGCTGGAAGCCCGGAGAGGGCGGAGACAAGGGCAAGCCCGGCTCCGATAAAAAGCCCTCGGAGATGTCTTATGACGAGCTGGCGGAATACCTGGCTCAGAACCCCGACGCGAAATTGGACTGAGAGGTGACCCTATGAGAAACATGACAATCCCAGCCCGTGCCGTGTCCTTCGAGGATGCTTTGAGAAATCTGGCGTCTAAGTTGACCGGCAAGCCAGCTTCTGCACTGCCCCGCACTCAAGAGGGCGTGGTGCAGTACATGGCGGAGCACATCCCCTCCCTGGATGAATTGGCGGAGGCGGTGACGTGCGAGGTGCTCGCCCGCATGAGCGATTTCTCTGCCAACGACACGCCTACGGCGGGCGCTGACGCCTTTGAACTGGCCAAGGCGGGCACGGATACTCCGGAGGATGAAACGGGCGTAAACACGCCAGCAAAGGCCAAATCCGGCCGCAAGAAGAAAACCGACACCGAGACCGATACTGAGAAAGGATGATTGAACTATGGCAAACGATAAGTTTGACGCGAAGAGCTTTAACCCTCAGGCGTTCAAGTACACTGTAGACCGTGTGCCCCGCACCCGGCTGAACGAAATCCGCAAGTCCCGTGCTTTGACGGGGAACTCCGACATCCGCAACGTGTTCTCCGCCCAGAACGGCACCGCCTATGCTCGGATCGCTATGCGTGGTCTGCTGGATGGCGACGCTGTGAACTACGACGGCAAGACCGACATCACCGCCACCTCCACCAAGACCTTCGAGCAGGGCGTGGTCGTCATCGGCCGGGCCAAGGCGTGGACTGAGCTGGATTTCTCCACGGACATCACCGGCGGCGTGGGCTGGATGGACAATGTGGCCCAGCAGGTGGCCGCCTATTGGGAGGATGTGGACCAGGACACCATCCTGGCAATCCTCAAGGGCGTGTTCTCTATGACTGGGGGCAAGAGCGGAGAGTTCGTGACCAAGCACACCTACACCGTGGACGGAAACCTAGAGGCCACCACTATGAACTCCGCCACCGCCCAGGCTTGTGGTGACCGCAAGAAGAAGTTCTCCCTGGTGTTCATGCATTCTGCAGTGTCCACCAACTTGGAGAACCTCAATCTGCTGACCGCGCTGAAGTTCACCGATAAGGACGGCATCACTCGCGACCTCGCCCTTTACACCTGGAACGGCAAGCTGGTAGTGGTCGACGACGGTATGCCTGCCACCGATGGCTACTTCCCCGCCGATGCGGAGACTCCCGGCGCATTGCAGGTCAAGGATTCCAGTGCCACCACCGGCCAGATCAATAAGTCTGACGTTACCCCCTACTTCGGCACTGGCACTCCTGATACTGACAGCTATGTGGTGGCCGGGACGCAGTATGTGACCTATGTGCTGGGCGACGGCTGCATCAGCTACGAGGACATCGGGGCCCGTGTACCCTACGAGATGGCCCGTGACCCCAAAACTAAGGGCGGCCAGGATACCCTTTATACCCGCCAGCGTAAGGTGTTCGCGCCCTTCGGCATCTCCTATGAGAAGAAGAGTCAGCAGTCCCTCTCTCCCACTGACGAGGAACTGGCCAAGGGAGAGAACTGGTGTCTGGTCCACTCCGGCGAAAGTGACGAGGGCCAGCGATCCTATGTGGCCGACAAGGCCGTGCCCATCGCCCGCATCCTCTCCAGGGGTTAACGGCTATGATGAGCGTATATGAAGCGGTGGTGGCCCGGCTGGCCACGCTGGGCTACACCTCCACGGAAGCCGACAGAGTGAGCCTTGAGTACCTGATTCCAAAATGCGAACTGGACATTTTGGCAAATATCAACCACCGGGAACTGCCTGACGGCCTTTTCTATACGCTCGTGGAGATGGCCGCCGGGCAGTTCCTGTTCAATAAGAAGGCCGCCGGAGACCTGGAGGGCTTTGACTTTGATTCCCCGGTCAAGAGCATCACAGAGGGCGACATCTCTGTAACCTTTGCCGGAGCTAGTGACGGGTCCAGCAGCGCAGAAAGCCGATTTGATGCGCTGCTGGATCGCATGATGCACCCTCCAGAAAGTACCCTGGCGAGGTTTAGGAGGCTGCGATGGTAATTGATAGCCCGGCCTATAAGAAGGCCATACAACGGCTCTGGACCGGCAAAGCTACAGTATATGTGCGGGTCGGGGCACTCAACCCCACCACTGGCCGCACAGAGCAGACGGAACAGGCATCTGCTACAGAGCAGCCCTGCCGCCTGTCCCACAAAACGGTCAAGAATACGGAGCCGGCTGAAGAAGCGGCTCAGGTGACCCAGACCACAGTGCTATACATTGACCCCTCTGTGGAAATCCCGGAGGGGTCAAAAGTTACCGTGACACAGAATGGAGTCACTCGTGACTATGGCCGGAGCGGGACTCCGGCGGTCTATACCAGCCACCAGGAAGTTCCGCTGGAGTTATGGAAGGGGTGGGCCTAATGCAGTGGGGAAGATGTGATTACAAGCAGCTTCAGAAGCTGCAGCAAAATTTGCAGAAGCTCCAAAGCATGGATTTGACCCGATTTTGCGAAGAAGCGTCTCGTGAGTTGGCCGCCCGGCTGCTGGCCCTGGTCATCCCTCGGACGCCGGTGGGCAAGTACCCAAAGCAGAGTGGGCGAAAGGGCGGAACCCTGCGCCGAGGCTGGACGGCTAAAACGGAAGAAGCGGCTCGGGCGGGTGGGGGCCCCAAGGTAAACCCGACGGCCTACGCCAACTCTCTGCCGGTATTCAAGCGGGGACGGAACTTCTACATTGAGGTGATCAACCCGGTGCACTATGCCAGCTATGTGGAGTTCGGGCATCGGACACGGGGCGGCCAAGGCTGGGTCGCGGGCCAGTACTTCCTGACTCTCTCCGAGCGGGACCTAGAGCGTATGGCTCCGGCGATTCTTGAGAAGAAGCTAGAACGGTTGCTGCGGGAGGCGTTCAATGTCTAACCTGGATTTTTCGAGCATCTATGACGGCGTGAGCCTGGCGCTCCATAGGGCAATCCCTGTCGCACAGGTGCATGGTGGAGATGTCCAGCAGGGGCTCAAGCCTGGGGACCTCAACGTGATTATGCCTTCTGCCGGACACACTCGGCAGGTGGGAAGCCGTTATCTTCGAACGCCAACGCTAGACGTGATCTATTACCCCAAAGAAGGAATGGCGGAGTGCTACAGGACGGCGGACGTTCTGGTCCGCGCTCTGGAAGACATCACCACCCCGGAGGGGGATGTTATCCACTGTACCAGCTGTGAGTGGTCGGTGGAGGATGGGGTCCTGCATATCTTGGTGAGCTACGACCATTACATCTATACGCCCAAGGACGAGGACTTCATGGAAACTTTGGAACTTGAAATGGAGGGATAACAATGGCAACGGCAAAAACGCCTAAGGCGGAGACTACCGAGGCTGTGTTTACCAAGGAGCAGCTGGCGGCCTCCAAGCGATACGCCAAGCGGCGGGACCTTATCATGGCCCTGCTGGAACATGGCAAAACCTACACACTGAACGAGGCGGACCGCCTCATTGACGGCTTTATGAAAGGAAAGGTGAAGTAAGATGGCATTGGGCGGCGGCACCTGGCAGACCCAGAACAAGGTCCTGCCTGGTTACTACGTTAACTTCTCCAGTGTGCCCAGGGCATCTGCTACGCTTTCCGACCGCGGATATGCGGCAGCCCCTTTCGAGCTGAACTGGGGCCCGGAGGAGCAGGTTTTCCCTGTGACCTCTGGGGATATGCAGAAGAATAGCAAGACCATTTTCGGCTATGGCTACACCGACCCGGCCCTGCTGCCCCTGCGTGAGATTTTCACTCACGCGACCACTGTGTACTGTTACCGGCTGGGCAAGGGCGCGGTAAAGGCCACCAACGACCTGGCAACAGCCAAGTACGGCGGAACTCGTGGCAACGATATCGCCATCACAGTGGCTGCCAATGTGGATGAAGGCTCCCTCTGGGATGTCAGCACCCTTGTGGACGGCGCTGTGGTGGATATGCAGACCGTATCGAAGGCGGCTGACTTGGTTGGAAACGACTGGGTGGACTTCAAGGCGTCCGGCACCCTGGAAGCCACTGCCGGGAAACCCCTGGAGGGCGGAGAGAATGTCTCGTCCATCAACGGCGAGAGTCACCAGGCGTTTCTCGACAAGATCGAGCCCTACTCTTACAACGTCCTCTGCTGCCCTACAGCCGACCCTACCACGATCAAGCTGTATCAGCAGTTCACCAGCCGGTTACGGGACGAGGTGGGCAGCAAGTTCCAACTGGTAGCCTGGCAGCCCACCACCGCCGACTACGAGGGCATTATCGGCGTCTGGAACAAGGTGACCCACTCCAGCATCGCTGACGTACCGGAGCACCTGTTGGTCTATTGGTTGGCCGGGGCTGAGGCGGGGTGCGCCGTCAATAAGTCCCTCACCAACTTCAAGTATGATGGGGAACTGACCATTGACACCAACTACACCCAGGCAGAGCTGGAGGCAGCTCTAAAGGCAGGAAAGCTGCTGATTCACAACGTGAACGGCGACCCCCGGATTTTGGATGACATTAACACCCTGCTTACCCTGTCCGATACTAAGGGGGAAATCTTCCAGTCCAACCAGACCATGCGCGTGTGTGACCAGATTGCCAACGATACGGCGGTCCTGTTCGCGACCAAGTACCTGGGTACTGTTCCCAATGACGCTTCCGGGCGGTCCTCTCTTTGGGGCGACATCACCAAGCTCATTCAGGACCTGAACACCATTCGGGCCGTGCAGGACTTTGACCCGGAGATCGTGACCTGCGAACAGGGCGACGCGAAAAACGCTGTCCTCTGCACCGTTGACGGACTTAACATCGTCAACGCCATGGCAAAGCTCTATATGAGCGTTATCATCCAGTAAGGGAGGCGCGCTAAATGAACCAGAGTATGAATACCCAGGACGCTGTCAGCGCCAACTATGCGGAGTGCTTTGTCACCATTGACGGCACGCGCTACTCCATGCTGATGGCGAAGGAGTTCGAGGGTAAGGCAACCATCAACACCAAAGAGGTCTACAAACTGGGGAACCCGGTGGTAGGCCACAAGGCACAGACGATGGCGCTGGCCTTTTCCATGACCATCTACAAGTGCACAGAGATCTTCGACACTGTGGTGGAGCGGTTCCTCAAAACCGGCGTAATGCCGACCTTCACTGTCCAAACCTCCAACGATGACCCCGCCACCTCGGTGGGGCGTAGCACCAAGATTTACAACGACTGTATCCTAGACGGCGACGTGCTGCTTTCTATGTTCAATTCCGAGGGCGATTTTGTCGAACAGTCCATTGAGGGCTACTGTGACAGCTTCACCCGGCCGGAGCAGCACACCAATCCGGCCTATATGTAAGAAAGGAGATTTGACCTATGAGCAATCTGTCTGCGTTTATGCAGCCCAATGTGGAGCAAGTAAAGAATCACAAATACGTTGCCTCCCACCGAATCAAGGGGGAGGACGGCAAGCCCGTGGAATG